TGATGATGCTGGCAAATTCGCTGACGCCGCGCATTTGGCCGATGCGGTCGAGCAGGGCCAGGTGGTGCATGCGGTTGGCGTCGATGCGTTTGAGTTGGCTGCTACCCAGGGTGAGGCCGGCGCCTTCGGCGGGGTGGGTTTTGTAGACCATGAACGCGGTGGGCTTGCCCCAGGCGTTGCGCTCGATGCCTTGGTGGATTCGGTCGCCTTCGTCGTGGTGGTAGGGCACCATGTCGGGCTCGAACATTTCAAGGCTGAACGGGATGCGGCTGCCGTGGGTGAGGCCGGGCACGGGGCCCATGAGTTCTTGGGCGAAGGCTTCGCCGTCGCGCAGCCAGGTGAGCGCCATCATGCGCTGCACCTTGGCGATGGTGTGGCGGCCGGTGACTTCGGGTTTTTGGGACCAGTCGCGGTAGGCGGCGCGCAGGTCGGCGGCGTATTGCTCGTGAATGGTGCCGTCGGTGCGGCGTGGCTGGGGTTCGATGCCGATGCCGTTGGCGCCCACGATGTTGTTGACCATGGTACGCAAGATGCCACGGCTGATGTCGTGGTTGCGGTGTAGTTGGCGGGCTTGGCTGCGGATGGCGACGGCGCTTTTTTGCGTGAGCTGGTTGGGGCCTGCGCCTTCGTTGTAAAACTTGCGACCCTTGCCGGGGGTGGCGGCTTCATACGCGGGGTGCGCCATGGCGAAGGCATGGCGAGCGCCCAGGCGGCGCAGGCCTGCGGATGGGCTGAAGTAGCCCACCACGCGGTCGAAGAGGTTGAAGCTGGTGGCGGTTTTTTTGGTCATGATGGCCTTGTGGGCTTAGCGGCTGAAGTCGGCCACGCTGTAGCGCAGGCCGCCAAAGGTGGGGGTGTTGCTGCTGGCGGCTTGCAGGGCGTTGGCGCGGGCTTCCCACTCTTTGCGGCCTGCGCGGATTTCTGGCAGGTCTTCAAGGCGGAGCCAGCGGTCGAGGCCGGGGCCACCCATGCGGACTTCTTTGCCCAGCAGCAGCTGTTTTTCAGCGGCCAGGTAGGCGCTGACCATGGTTTGTGCGTCTTCAAGTGGCGTTGTCATGGCGGCGTTGATGGCAATTTTGCATTTATGGGTGCGAATGAGTGCGCTATGAACCGCATTACAACGACTGCAAATCGCGGTCGCATTGTGCAGACATGCGGGGTAACGACGTGCGTCTCAACGCCAGCGAATACAGGCGCCCTGAACGCAAACTCATTCGAGATTTTCCCGATCTTCCGCTATCGCGCACCGGCGTGGACTGTGATGGTGGTTGGAGATTCAACGGAACAAAACGATGCACTTGTCTTGGGTCGCCTCACGAGCTGGGGCTTGCGCGGCTGCGCTGACGCTTCGTCAGCGACCCGGCCAATCAATTGCATGAACGGCGGCGCGTCGGGCAAGAACAGCGCGGAATACTGGTCGCGGGCTCAGGAGTTAGTTGACGCGGGGGTTGTCCCGGACGTGCTGGTTATTGGCCCGGCATCCGTCAATGACGCCTACACATCAAACACAGATCGCGTGTTTGAAACTGCGCGTGCTAGGGCACTTGAAATCATCGAGTTTGCCCGGACAAAGGGCATTAAATATGTGTGCTTTATTCCGTTGCTCCCATATAACTCAACAAACACCACGACTGATGCGGCGCGACTTGCTTTCAATTCATATCTGGACACGCTATCCAGCATCAATGCGGGTGTTGCACGGCTGACGTTCACAGGGCTGGGCGACGGCGCAAGCCCAGAGCGCTGGGTGCCAGTGATGAATGTGTCGTCGGGTCGTCAGTATGTGACCTTCACGGCTCCGAAGGCGGCGGGAGATGTGACAAGCTACGTCGGCGCTACAACCTACACCGCGACGCTTACGATCAACGGCACGGCGTGTGCAATCTCGTTTCTCGGATCGGATGCAACGACGTTTGGCGACTTGTTGTCTGCACTTAATGTGCAAATCAACGCCGGAATGAGTACGTCGGATGTGACTTATGTGAGTCTCTATGGCGGGAACATCCTCATCAAGTCGGCCACGACTGGCGCCGCATCGACTGTGGCAATCACGGCAGGGACCGCATTCGCTGCGCCTCTGGCCAGCTTTTCGTCCGCTTCGACGGCGACTCAAGTAGCTGGCCTTGCAGATGGCGTGCATCCGAACGAGTCCGCTATTGACACTGTGATGGCGCCTGCGCTGACCATGTACCTAAACAGTATTGGCTAAAACCGAATCCCCTCTGCACCGGTCTAAATTTTGTCCTTCCTCTCAAACACCCTCGGGCTGGTCATGCCACGGTTCAAAACCCTGGCTGATTGGTCGGAGGTGTACGACAAGATCATCGACAGCAAGCCGGTGTGTGCGAAGACAAAAGCCAACCGGCGTAATGCGATGGCGCATGTGCTGCGCGGCCTTGGTGCCCGGACAATTTCAAGCATCCGGCCTCACGAAGTGGCTGCACTGGTCAACAGCCATGCAGTCGGTCACCCCCAGACAGCCAAGCGTGTGTTGTTCGAGGCCCGCGACATTTTTGGCGAAGCCATGAACTATGGCTGGATCGACCGCAACCCGGCTATCTCGGTCAAGGCGCCATTGGTCAGAATTCAGCGCAAACGCTTGAGCCTGGATCAGTGGCAAGCAATCCATAAATTTGCGGCGTCCGACATGCCGCCATGGGTCGCTCGCATGTTGGTGCTGGCCGTCATCACAGGCCAGCGCCGGTCCGACTTGGTCAAGATGCGGTTCGCTGATGTGTGGGACGATCACTTGCATGTGGAGCAGGCCAAGACCGGTACGCGCCTGGCGCTGCCGCTTGCCTTGCGCCTTGATGTCATCGGCATGACGCTGGGCGAGGCCATTGAAGACTGCCGCGCCTACGCCGTGGGTAGTGAGTTCATGCTGCGCAAGCACGATGGCCACCAACTCGGAGATGCATCGCTATCAGCCAGATTTGAAGTTGCCCGCGAAGCTGTCATCCCATTTGCAAAAGGCACACCGGCCTCACTGCACGAGTGCCGCTCACTGTCAGAGCGCCTTTACCGCGCCCAAGGCATCGACACCATGGTGCTGCTGGGCCATAAGCACCAGGCCATGACAGACGTTTACAACGACGACCGTGGGCTGACCAAAGGCCAGTGGAAGACGCTTTCTTTGTAGCCATCACAGCCTCAATACAAACCGCCCACCGAGGCGGTTTTTTTACGCCCATATAAATCTCTGCAAATAGTCTCATTTCACCCCTAAAAATGAGACAGACAAAACTCCAAACTTGCCGCCATGACGCAAGTTACACCAACCCCCAAAGCCCTCCAGGCCCCAGCGCAAGCCGCTGCCCCTTGGTACAGCATCCGCCAGCGCGCCGCCACCGGTAGCGCAGTTGAGGCATCGGCAGGCCAGCCCGCCACCAAGTCCAGCGCTGAAATCTACATTTACGGCGACATTGGCGAAAGCTGGTACGAAGAAAGCACTACCGCCGCCCAGTTCGTCAAAGACATCAACGCCTTGACCGTTGACGCCATCACCATCCGCATCAACTCGCTGGGTGGCTCGGTACCAGACGGCACCGCCATCTACAACGCCATCAAGCGCCACAAAGCCCACGTCACCGTGGTGATTGACGGCGTTGCTATGAGCGTGGCCACCGTCATTGCCATGGCAGGCGACACCGTGGAAATGGCCGAAAACGCCATTTTCATGATCCACGCCCCTTGGACCTACACCGCAGGCAATAGCACCACGCTGCGCGACCAGGCCGACATGCTCGACCAATTTGCCGCCGCCCTGGCCACCAGCTACGCCGCCAAAACCGGCCAAAGCGTCGAAGCCATGCTGGCCCTGATGCTCGACGGCAAAGACCACTACTACACCGCCGCCGAAGCCTTGGCTGGCGGCTTCATCGACACCATTACCGCCGCGCTGCCCTTGTCCGCCAGCGGTGCTGGTGTTGTCAACCGATTCCAGCGCCCGCAAGGCGCTGCCCCCGTGGCAGCCGCCACACCCACCCCCGCTGCCACGGCAGTTATTCACCCGGAGATTTCAATGACTGGATTAGTCAACACCACGGCGGCTCCCGACGCATCCGCCATCCTCGCCGCTGACAAACAGCGCCGCATCGACATCAGCGCCAAATTCACCGCCTTCGCGCAGCGCGAAGGCGTAAGCGCATTGCAAAAAGTGTGCGAAGACGACCACACCTGCACCCCGCAAGCCGCCGCTGACAAGCTGCTGGCCCACATGGGCGCCCAGTGCACCCCGATTGCAGGCCACATCCGCACAGTCGAAGACGAAGCCGACAAAACCCGCGAAGCCATCACGCAAGCCCTGCTGGCCCGTGCAGGCGTCAGCGCCAAAGGTTCAGACGGAAAAGTCCAGCGCATCGTGGCCGACAGCCGCAACCCCTATCGTGGCCGCACCCTGCTGGCCCTGGCTGAAAGTTCGTTGGCCCGCGCCGGTATCCGCACCGAAGGCATGGACAAAATGCAAATCGTGGCCAGCGCCTTCACCCAAGGCACCAGCGACTTCACCGTGCTGCTCGAAAATACCATGCACAAGGCCCTGCAGGCTGCCTACGCCACAGCGCCTGACACCTGGAGCCGCTTTTGCACCACTGGCACAGTCAGCGACTTCCGCGCCCACAACCGCTACCGCGTCGGCTCACTGGGCAACCTGCTCAGCAAAACCGAACTGGGCGAATTCAAAAACCAATCTATCCCCGATGGTGAAAAGTCCGCCGTGTCCGTCGGCACCAAGGGCTACATCATCAACCTGAGCCGCGAAGCCATCATCAATGATGACCTCGGTGCTTTTGTGGGCCTGTCCACCAGCCTGGGCCGCGCTGCATCCCGCACGGTTGAGGCTGATGTTTACGCCTTGTTGGCCAGCAACCCCACGCTGGCAGACGGCATTGCACTGTTCCACGCCAGCCACGGCAACCTGGCCGGCGCTGGCTCGGTGATCAGCATCGCCAGCGTCGACGCAGCCCGCATGGCCATGGCCAGCCAAAAAGACGTCGGCGGAAACGACTACCTCGACATCCGCCCCTCCGTGTGGGTCGGTCCCTTGACCTTGGGCAGCCTGGCCAAAACCATCAACGGCTCCGAGTACGACGACGAAGCCAACAAACAACAGCGCCGCCCCAACGTGGTGCGCGGCCTGTACGGCGACATTGTCGACACCCCGCGCCTCAGCGGCACCGCCTGGTACAGCTTTGCCGGCGCAACCGAAGCGCCCGTGCTGGAAGTCGACTTCCTCGACGGCAACCAAACGCCGTACCTGGAAATGGAAAACGGATTCACCGTGGACGGCGCCCGCTACAAAGTGCGCCTCGACTTTGGTGTGACTGCCATCGACTACCGCGGTGCCTACAAAAACGCAGGCGCCTAAAGCGAACCCGGGGCAGGCTGACATACAGCCTTCCCCAGCCGACCACCTCACCCCCATTTAAGAGATCATCACCATGACCAATAAATTCGTTCAGCCGGGCCATGTGCTCGACTATGTAGCCCCCGGCGCCATCACCAATGGCCAGGTGGTCGTTATCGGCGCACGCGTCGGCGTCGCCCTGACCGCCATCGCCTCCGGCGCCACTGGCCCAGTGCAAGTGGTAGGCGTGTTCAATATCGCCAAACTCTCCACCGACGTTGTCGCTGTAGGCGCCTTGCTGTACTGGGACAACGCCAACAGCCGCCTCACCACCACGGTGGGCAGCAACTTGCTGGCGGGCTACGCAGTGGCTGCAGCCGGTGCAGGCGTGGCCGCCGTCGGCATCAAGATCAACGCCTAAGCCAGCGCGTCTACCATGTCCTGGCACCAACTCCAAGAGCGCACCAACGCCGCCGTCATGGCGGTGTTTGGCAGCGCCCTGGCGGTTTACGGCACCCAGGCCACGCTGGGCGCGGTAGAGGTCGAAGGTGATTTTGTTGAACCCTCCGACCAAATCAACTTCGATGGCGTCAGCGCCATGGCCAACGTGCCCCAGTTTGTGCTGCAGTCAAGCCTGGTGCCCGCACAAGTAGTGGGCCTTGGCCTGCTGGTGGCAGGGCGCAGCTTTACCGTGGGCCAGTCCAAGCCTGACGGCCTGGGCCTCACCACCTTGCTGCTGGAGCCCGTGCTGTGACCAACACCGCCCACATGGCCGCCCGCGACGCCATCATCGCCGCCTGTCTCGCCAGCCCTGCGCTGGCCGATGGACGCGTGGTTGGCAACCGTCGCCGCCCCATGGCCCAAGAAGAAGCCGCCAAAGTCTTTGTCTACCTCGAAGACAGCGTGGCCAGCCGCGAACTCATAGGCCCCATCGACTGGAAAACCCGCATCCGCATCGAATGCCTGGCCCGCGCCACCAGCGCCGCCAGCGCAGACGACGCCGCCGACGCCCTGGCCGCCAGCGTTTACGCCCGCGTCATGGCCGATCCCTCTCTGGGCGGCAAAGCCATCGACACCGAAGCCCAAGCCATGGCCTGGACTGAAGACGAAGCCGACCCCGCTTTAAGCGCCTGCCAGCAAATATTCACCGTCTGGCACCAAACCGCCTTTGCTGAACTTGTCCAGCGGGCCTAACCCGTCAACCCAAAAGACTATCGTCATGAACCCAGACCAAGACAAACGCCTGCTTGCCGAAATGCTTGCCCCCGCAGCCCCCACTGAGCCCATTGCGCCACTACTTCTCGTTGAGCCCGCCACACCCAGCGCAGGCGGCTGCTACATCCGCGACCCCGCAACCGGCGAGCTGACCCTCTCCATCCCATCCACCCAACCGGAGTAACCCATGGCAAACCGCCTCATTCGCAACACCGTCATCCTGCTCAAACCCGAAGCCACCTACGGCGTCGACCCCGTGCCCGTTGGTGCTACAGATGCCTTGCTGGTGTCCAGCATCACCATCAATCCATTTAACGTCACATTGGTTGATCGCAAGTTGATTCGCAGCTACCTTGGTGCTTCCGAGAAGCTTGTCGGTGCGAGGTACGTCGACCTTAGTGTGGACCTGGAGCTTACCGGTTCTGGTGTTGTTGCCACGGCCCCTGCTTGGGCGCCAACACTACTGGCTTGCGCCATGGCGCAAACACTGACCGCTACCATTCGGGCCGACTACACCCCTAGTAGTACGGGCTTTGGAAGCTGCACGATCTACTGGCATGACGACGGACCGTTGCACAAAGCCACTGGCGCCCGGGGTGCACCATCATTCAAGCTGGGGATCAACAACGTCCCCGTTATGAGCTTCAAATTTACTGGCTTGTACAGCACGCCAACAGTAGTCGGCAACCCGTCGACAGTACTCACGGCCTGGAAGGCTCCGCAAGTCATTTGCTCGGCCAATACCATTGGCCTCACTTTCGGTGGAACCCATGCTACGGGCACTGCCCCACTCATTGCGGGCGGCGTCCTCTACTCATCGCAGGGTATCGAAGTCGATATGGGTGGAGAGGTTAACTTCAATCCCCTCATTGGGGGCGACACCGTTGACTTCACCAACCGAACATTTACCGCCAAGGTAACAGTTGATGCTACCGCTGCACAAGAAGCTGCGTTCTACGTCCAGGCTGAAGCTGGCACCTTGCAAACAGTTGGCATGGATCACGGCACCGTCGTTAATCAAAAGCTGCTGCTGTGGATGCCCAGTGTGCAAATCACCAACGTGCAAAAAGCCGAAGCTAACGGCAAGCGCCTGATCGCACTTGACCTGCTTTGCCTGCCCACGGTCACTGGCAACGACGAATTTCGCATCGTCACCAGCTTCTAAGCCTTTTAACCCTCTAGCGCTTGCGCCACGTGCGCAAGTAGCTATTAAATTTATAGCATACCAAGAAAGCCCCATCATGCACAAACTCGCCATTGACGACATCGTCGAAGTCCCCGTCAAATTTACCCTCAAAGCGGGCAGCGTCAACAAGCTGTTCAGCATGACCCTGCTGGCCAAGCGCCTCACGCAAGACGAAATCACC